TTAGCCGCTTACCGCTGTTTAGGTGCGATAAGATCCTTTTCTTCTGACTCATTGCTCTTTCTCCCGTAAGAACTCAGTAATTGGCACGCCGAAGTAATCAGCCAGCATGCCAAGTGTGTCCACTGAATCAATCTCTTGCCTCCAGCGGTATGTAGTGGCTCTAGAGACGTTTAACTGAGATCTGAGGTGTATGCCGGTATCATCGCCAGCGTCTCGTAGAAGATCACAGAAGCGCTCTGCGGCCACTTTAGAATGGGATATCACTATCATCTCCCTGATCTATCACCTGACGCGCCTGCTGCATGCCCTGCTTGTGGACATCATCCTTAAGCTTGGTAGTCAGACGCATGTAAGTGTTGCCATTCTTATCTTTAGCCAGCCACGCATTTAGCCAGTGGTCATTGCCATTGACGTCCGTGTAACTCCCCTTGTAATCGGGATGCTTCTCATCGGCCTTCTTATCGTTCTTAAACAGAACGCCCCGGTTAGTGTTGTCATACTCCATTTGCTAACTCCTTCCTTGCTTGATTGAATGCGTCGTTACCCTTGCACGCCGCACGTTCTTCGGTGGTAAAAACGCCACCCTTAGTCGGCGCTCTAAATAGAGTCGCCATAGTCTCGTGGTCAATGTCACCCCACATTCCAGCCAGTGAATACCAATCCTCATTGGCAATTGCTTCCTTTGCGCCGTTAACCCAGTCCCAGTGCTCTCGGACGGCGGCGTTGTATTCAAGCAAACCATCATCCTCAACAGGCTTAGCCTTTTTAAACTCTTCGGCCTCATCCTCTGAGTACACGTACCCATGCAAGCCGGCCAGCTTGAGGATCACCCGGTCTTTAGCGCGCTTCTCTGCCATCGCAAACGGGTAAGCGTTCTTGCAGTTGTTTGGCGCAACTTCACCGATTGACCAAGCCTCCATATCACCTAGCCTTCCGGTAACTTGAATCGCTACCTGCTTGTTGACTGGGTCAGTGACTAAGTGGACGGGCGCATCAAAGGTAATGCCTTTCTTTGCCGCAATCTTTTCTAACGCCTTGTGCAAGATGACGCGCGTGCCATGACAGTCCCAAGTAGAGGTATTGGCTGTCTCGTCAATCTCTTTTAAAGCATCAATAACAGGCTGTGGAATGTCACTCATAATTAGGCTCCCTTTGCCATTTCTTCATAGGTCACATCTTCGTAACCCTGTTGTGGAGCTACACTCTGCGCATACTCCACGCGTGCAAGCTCCTCGCCTGCCGCATACCCTTGTGAAAACGCATCAGACATGCGCGGCTTTAGCTCCATATAACGACCGTAATATCCGGTCTCAAAGCCTTGCCGAAACTCCCTAGCCAGTAACCGCATGGCATGCTCCCAGCTCTTCGTTAACACTTCTTCGTAATCAATCATTACGCTCCCCCTTGAGCTTCATCGATTGGTGATAGCCGTTGTAATAGGCATCTGTTTTGTACTCTCCCGCAAGGATGTTTTCCTCACAGTCAGTCCAGCCGGCAATAAACGCCTGCTCACACAGCTCTAGGTAATCTTGTAGCCGTGCATCCATCTCAGCCTCACCGACAGTCTTAGGCCGGTCAGTAATCCAGAACAGCGCATCCAGCTCTTCCTGACTCAGTAACTTATCGCTCATAGCGACATCCCCCTCTCATATTTGTAAGCAGCCAGATCGTCAGGCTCGCCCATTTGGGCGTTGTGGTTATGCGATTCCTGAACGAGATACTTCTCGAGGAACCAGCGACAGCCATCCCAGTACAGGTCGCGCGTAGTATTGACCCACGGCCCTGATGCCTGACTATCAACGAATAGATTCATAAGCCACTCAGCCATGTCCTTACGACACGACTGCTCAGCGGCCTTATAGAAAACCTCGAAAATGGCAGTAGACATCAACTCGTCGTAGTCATTAAGAAACGCCCACGCGACTAGCTCGCCACGCGTCTCGCCAACGATTAGATCAATGTCTGATTGCCAACCCGGAAACCTCTGATTGAGGTCATAGATATCAACGTACATAGCCTTCTCCCGTATGTGCTTAATTGCACATTAGAGATACTACATACATATAGCGTGTGTTGCAACATCTGACACAGATAGCGTGATAGCTACCTAGTTAGGTGTGTCGCCTTAAGCGACAGGAGAATGTTCTACGTGGAACTTAGGGGTACTCTCCAGTGCGGATCATGTGGGCTACTTCTTGCGCCCGGTTACCTACCTGACTGGCCCAACGTGAGTCCAGAAAATGCTCAGCGGCATCTGCGTATGCACCAACAGCCATAGAGGATAGGGCGCTCTTGAAGTTAGCCAGCCGGCTGAGGCCCAAGTTAAAGCACATATTGATAAGCGCGTCTTGGCGTACTTCATCAAGATCAGAGAACCAAGAGTACGTCTCTAGCTCTTTACGGCATCGCGTGATGTCATTCTCCAGCAGGTAGTCGATCTCATCGTCAGACAGGCCAAGGCCAGAGTCAGCAATGTTACGGCCTACACCAATGGTCTCGTATCCCGCAGAGCAAAGGTATACGTGCTTGCGCACACCTTCGTGGATTCGTAGTTGATCAGATAGCTTGCTCATAATTCCTCACTTACCGCCCATATTGCTGAAACCGTAGTAAGCGGCAACGATGGCGGCGATAGATACATAGTAGATATTAGACATAGATGACAGGAGAGTGCTTGCGTTGGGCAATCCTAGCCACTCAGTGAGAACTACGCCAAAGGGGAATACCAGCATGCCCATAAGAGAGAACCACGCCATACGGCGCTGTGCGTCCCTCTTAGCGTCGGCATCTTCCATAGCCCGGCGCTTGTCTTCCAGCATAATCGCTCGCTCTTCATCGTCGATAATGCCGTCGTTGTTGAGATCGTAGTCTTCTTTAGTCATTTTTCTGAGACGCCCCGAAGTAGAAACTGATCACCGCAGAAACCAAGCCGCCCATATACCCAAGCACGAGGTTAATAAGCTCCATTGAGTTCTGCTCAGGAGGCATAATCGTAATCATTGCAATGTAGCCGCAAAAGAAGCCGACCATGACCAAGGCAATCAGCTTGGCCGTCCAATCCTTTGCAAAGTGCTTCCTAGCGTCTTGTGTGTCAGCCGCTTCTAACGCGAAGATATCGACATCCATTGCCTTCATCTTGGCCTCAAAGTCTAGCTCTGCCTTCTTGATCTCTGCCAGTTGCTCAGGCGTTGCGTTCTGCATGGCCTTCTCGATCTTCTGTGGCTCAGGATCGCAACCCAATACCTCAGCAATCATATTAGCCGCCGCGCCCCCTACAGGGCCACCCAAAGCCGCGCCGAGGGTAGGAGCTAACGAACCAATAACGCCTTTTAATGCACCAAACTTCATCCTAAATACTCCATGCCTTTTAGTAGGCTAACCACAAGAACCGTGTTGCCCCAGATCATTCTTTCCAGTCGCTTAAACTGATTCCCACCGTCATCGAGCCGTCTTTCTATTCTGTCTAACCTGTCATCTATCGACTTGCGCAGCACCTCACACTCCGCTTGGTGTACCTCTATGCGCTTTAACGCCTCTCCTGCTGTGTCCATTACTTATCCGCCAGTGGGTTATCTAATGCCTTCTGGACTAGCGCCTCTAACCGCTCCTCCAGCTCCTTCATATCTTGATCTTGTGACGCACGTAACTGCTCACGACGAGTCTCAAACCGCTCGTCTGCGGCGTCGATCATCTCTCGCGCGTCTTTCTGCACAGCATCCATTGCGTCACGTAGCTCTCTGGTGTTGCTCCGAACTAAATCTTCAGTGCGATCTGCCTGTTGTTCGATCCTGATTATATCATCGCGCAAGCCGTTTTTAATGTCCCGGCTGTACTCCACCGCCTCGGTCACCTTCGTATCCATGACCTCCATCTGCTGCTGGTACGCCCCGAGATCTAGTGTCGCAATCTCTTCGACCTTTTGGTACATCAAGAAGCCACCATACAGCGTGCCGCACAAGCTACTAACCACACCAAAAGCCGCGATGCGAGCACCCCAAGACATCCGGGATACGTGCCCGGTTACCATCTTGACCTGATCTTCGATGTCTTCGCTCAATTCTCAAACTCCCCCTCGCTGGCCGCCATCCTTCGTAAGTTTTCTACCTCACGTCGCAGCTTCAGCACCTCTAGCTGTTTTTTCTCCAGCTCTAGCTTGTACAGGGTGTTGCAGTTAATTCGCTCTTCAGGGCCATCCAGAGGGATCACAATGCGCGCATAGACGCCGATATCTTTCCGTTGTGGATTGATAGGATCACGGCCAGAAAAAGGGTCATCAGCATTGTTAATGATGCCGGTAACGCCAAACTCTAAGTTCGTACCGCCACCTATCGCGTTAGAGCAATCAAGGTCACCGGCTCGGAACTTGTCCGACTGATAGCTGGTCGGCCCACTAGGTAGTTGTAGGTTTAGCGAGTTATTCTGCCCGTAAGCGCTGGCACACAGAAAAGGCAGTAGAAGTACGATTCTCTTCATAGCAGTGGCGGCTTAAATTTAGAGCATATTCGCGATGCAATTAACGTGCCTTCAAGGTCATCACGCCGCAACTTTGATTGCGAGCAAATGTAGTGCGCGCGCCTTGCGTCAGACTCCCTGATATACACGTCGAAAGTAACGTGCGACAGGTACTCTAGCTTCAATATGCGATAACCAGTAACGAATGGCACTGGATTCCACTCAGCATCAAAGACGCCTATCTCATACCACTCAACGTCTTGCCGCTTATTAAACATCCGCATCTTGGTCTGCATGATGTCGTCAACATAGGACGGCTTCAGGCGCGGATAGGTCGGCAACATCTCGTGCGCCTGCGCAAATGTCGCAACAGACGCAAGAATTACCGCTAGTGTTTTGTAAAACACTCTTAGTTGGCGATACATTCTGCCATCACGATTGCACGATACTGACCACCGGGGAACGACCGGCCGTAGCCATATTCCGCTTTGCTTGTAACCTTGAACCACGTAGATCCCGCGGTGTGCAGGTCAAACTCGCTCGTGTACTCGTATTGGATTTTGTCAGTCTCATAGTCAGACATCGCTGTGTCTGAGACCTCGCTCACCTCAACATCCGCAGTCCACGTAACAATATCGTCTAATGTGGGTGACGTGCTGAAGCTGTTAGGGGCAATGACACGAGCCGTGTAAGCCTCTCCCAGTGCAACGTCATATCGAATGATGGGCATCACACCGCCATCTGCCGGCAGGGTGCTGAGAGTGCCGGCCGTAGGGTTGCCGAATACGCCATTGATATCGGTATTAATTTGGCACTTGGACTCCACGTTGCCCGTAATGACTGCCTCTTCCCCCATTGCCGGCAATGCTAAACATGCCAGCGCGCTTACTGCTAATTTGTGCATCGTTACATCCTTACTTGTATTGTGATTCAATCATTTGTTGGTGTAGGAGCTGTTGCGCAAGGCCGTTACGTAAGCCTCGCGGGTTATCAGGTATATCTTTTACCGGCAGCGTAACCGACTCTAGGTAAACGCCACCTTTAATTTTTGCTGCGTAATACGGGTCAAACCGCATCTCATTAGCCATCGCCGCCACCATAAAATCTTGCGCAGCGCCGCTTGCAATATTGAGAGCATTCTCGGATGCCGCAAGACCCTGCTCTAACCGGTCATCGGCCTCTCTTTTTGCTTCTCTCCTATTCTTGTTGTCGCGGTCGAACAAGTCTGGGTCCGTTTCTTTTGTGGCGTCTAGCACGGCCTGATCATTAAGAGCGTCGTAAACATCTATGGTTTCCGGCTCTGGGATTGGCGGCATGTAGCCCGGGCATGAGGGGTCACTCTGCGGATCAAAGCATGGGTCGTACTTGTAGGTGTAGACCACGTTAGGTTCAGTGACCTGACCTTGGCCCTCAACATCTATAGAGCCATCGCCCCACATCTGTATAGGGATGTCACCGACCGGTATCAGTTTGTTGATCGTATTGCCGGGGAGGCCTGACCAATCGTCTGTCTCGCGGAAGATATAGCCGTCAGATTGTGCGTTTTGATTCTGCACGTACACGATCATATCGTCTTCTGGGTCTTTAATTGCTGTGTACTGGTAAACGACACCGGTCACCTGCAATCCCGCCTGATCAGGCAGAATGTTGCTCATAGTCCAATTGAGGCCCGTAAACGCCGCATTGGTTGTTATGCCATAAATGGTCTCAGAGCAGGAGTAAGAGGCCCAGAACGCCAGCAACAGCGCCGGCACCTTTTGCGGTATCGTCATTTGCTTCTCCAGTTTTTTCGCTAACCATAGTGACGTCGGCAGTAAGCTGATCTGCCTCCCACGCCTCCTTTGCAGCATCGCCTATCATCCCGTTATACGGGCATGGCGTACCTGCGTTCATCATGGCATCGAAGACCTGCTCGGACCCGGCACACATTACTGAGACCGCTGCCACCTTCATCCCCATATCGTACAAGGTCTTGGCACGCTTTAAGGTGACGCAGTTTTCTTCGGTAATCGTTGTACCCATTGAGATACCGAGGATCTGCGTTTGCACAGCCCCGGCCACGCCGACCGTGCAAAGGTCAGAGTTACCGCCGGATATGATTTGAGGGGAAATAGCTGATGGCGGTGGTGATTCCACCTTTGTCTTCATGGAGCCGTTAGTAGTAACCGTACCATTTGTGGTCGATTCGGTTACGATTGGCTCTTGAGAGCTTGTGCTGAGGGC